TAGGAGACTTCTCGAAGACGCTGGGGTTGACAACCAGCATCTCTGAGATTCGAGCTTACCGCAACCAGTTCCGCCGAAAGCGGGCCTCTGGTTCTGATTTGAGGCAATTTGCCTCAAATTCTTGGCTCGAGTACTCCTATGGGTGGAAACCTCTCTTATCCGACGTCTATAACCAGGCTGAAAACCTGGCTAGGCTGCTGCACGAGCACGAGTTCGTGCTGCATGAAGCAACTGCTTCGGCTCGGATGGTGAGGAACTATTCTGCGGATATCACACCGACTGGTACCTGGCGGCACCAGAAGAATGTGGAGGTACGCAGAAAAGTTCGGTATACCGTAAGGTATGCCGTTCCAAACGGGGCTAACACCGTCGGCAACGTGTTCGGGTTACAAAACCCTGCACTAGTCGCTTGGGAGTTAGTTCCGTTCTCCTTTGTGGCAGATTGGTTTCTGCCTATCGGTAACTTTCTCGAAGGGTTGACAGCCTATAACGGGCTGGTTTTCCACTCGGGAACGAAAACCGAAAGCAAGGAGTACCATGCAACGTGCTTGACTCGCCCAGGGTCAAAGCAAAGCGGGAATCCCACAGTTCTGGCTCTCGGACCGACGGTCGAGTCTACGAACAACATCTATAAGAAAGATAGATCTGTTCTTAGTGCTTTTCCGTCGCAACGGTTTCCAGAATTTAAGAGTCCTGTTTCTTTCGCACATGCTGCTAGTGCGATCGCGTTGCTTCAGGCGATAACAGTGGGATCCCGTAAGGGTACCTATGTTTACCGCTAGCAGTTGTCACGCCCGTCATAACAGGAGTTATGACGAAACCCACAGAAGTGAGTCTCATGGCACAACTAACCGCCATTACCCTGACCGATGCCGCTGGCACTCCGGTCAACCGAGTCTTCAACCCGGCAAAGCGCGACGGAGATGTTTATCGTTGGGATTATCGTGGCAGCGGCATTGTCGCTGCTTACGACCAACTGACCATCTCTACGCGCCTGCCCTCGAAGGCTGCGAAAGCGACGAAGGTGACGATGCGTCTCAACTGTCCTACTCTGGAACAGACGAGCGCCTCCACGGCAACTGGCATCCAGCCGGCTCCCACCGTTGCGTACACGACCGTTGGCGAGATCACGCTGGTGTTGCCCGAACGTTCGAACCTGCAAGACAGGAAGAACATTCTGGCGATGCTACGCGACCTCATCGACGAGTCGTTGACCACGGCGGTTGTCGAGAACTACGACGCCCCTTACTTCTAAAAAAAAAAAAGGTAAGGTCATCGCTGCGACCCGAAAGGGCCGCCCGGTTCCCGACAGTCCGAGCTGTCATTTCATTAGGATAACCAATGAAACATGGTGCCACAAGGCCACCAAACCGCAGAAAGCAACCGAGTCTCGCACAGCGATTGAAAACCGCTGACGTGACAAACTCGATCATCGTCGATGTGCTTGAAGCGATAGATCACCCTTGCGGGTTATCTGTTGCTATCAAGCTCCGCTATGGAGACTATGCTGGTGCTGTTAGCACTAGCATCGATCCCAAGCAGTTCGATGATGTAAATGATTTCGCCGATGCGTATCAGTCTGTCAAGTTGATTTCCAAGTATCCTCATTTGGATACCGGTATCAACCGGCAGCTTGTTGCGCTCCAAGCGTTTCATTTAGCCGAGTCGGTCTGTAAGGAGACGAATGAACGATTTCGCAGGTTGCGCGAAGGGAAGGGGGAATTCCCCAACCCCGTGGTACAAGCCATCATTTCGATGGCTGCACGAAAAATCTCGCACATACTGGGCGACGTCGATCTCAGTTCGATTTCCGAACAGTTTGGGTGGGGACCCGGTGCCTCCATAGGCATCCGGGGTCATCACACTTCAGCTTACAACAAGTTCTCAGGACCTCTGGATGTAACGCGGAACGGTCTCATGATGGGGCTCTGCTGTATAAACAGCATTCCCTCCTGGGCGAATGCAGTCGCAATGACTGACACTCTCCCCTCTGTACCGGTTAGCGTTTTACCAAACGCCCTCCGGATAGTGACAGGAAATGAGATCATCTTCGTACCGAAGAATGCCAAGACCGACCGTGTTATAGCGATCGAGCCCAGCCTGAATGGTTACATTCAGAAAGGGTTCGGTCGTTATATCCGAAAGCGTCTTCGCGAGCGAGTTGGTATCGATCTGAAGGATCAGACGATTAACCAATCACTAGCTCAGTACGGTTCTCGAACGGGAGAGTTGGCGACTATCGACTTGTCGATGGCCTCTGACACTATCGCGAAGGAACTTGTGCGTGAACTACTCCTGATGGAGTGGTTCGAGCTGCTTAGTTCGTCTCGGTGTGAGCAAGGTACCGTGAAGATGACTGGAGAAACCGTCTGGTTTCAAAAGTTCTCTTCTATGGGAAATGCCTACACCTTCGAGCTCGAGTCCATGATCTTCTACGCGCTTGCAAAGGCGTGTGAAGAACATGTGGGTGGTAGGGCGGCTGGGACTGGCCTTAGGTCAGTCTCAGTCTTCGGGGATGATTTAATCGTCCCCGTAGATTCCGTCCCTATTCTGCTTGAAGTCCTTAATTACTGCGGTTTCACTGTTAACGAATCGGAGTCTTACGACTCCGGCCCGTTTCGTGAAAGCTGCGGTAAGGACTTCTTTCGCGGTACCAACGTTCGCCCTTTCTTTTTAAAGGAAAGAATAGACAATGTGGAAGCCCTCTACAGAGTCGCTAACGGTATTAGGCGTTATGCTCATCGCAGGCTTGGTTACCTTGCTTGCGATGCGCGTTTCGCCCAGTGCTGGAAGCGAATTGTGCGTACGATCCCAGCACACTTCAGACATTACTGTCCGGAGGGTGTTGGAGACGTTGCACTTATCTCTAACTTCGATGAGGCCTGCCCCACTCGTCCAAAAGACGGGTGGGAAGGCTATCGAACGAGAGTGATCCACCGTGTCCCTTACAGGACGGTCTATAAACACGAGATGTTCGGTTACACGACATCCCTGTTTTTGGCGGAAGGTTCACGAAATCTTCTTAGGGTGGAATGGCTGGATAGCGACTCACGTCGTGTCTATGCCGAACTTCCCGAAGAAGAGGAGTTACCTGCCCTAGGGCAGTATACTCTTCGTGACAGAACGTTGCCGAAGATCGGCCAGCTTCTCGTGAGAGACTGGTACAACCTCGG